ATGGAAGTTAAGGTCAAAATTAAAGATCCGATCCTTCGGAGTTATTTATCCGGCTTGTTTGAAAAACGAGATGGTGGATATGCTGTCACTATGGATACGTTTACTGGATCCGTAATTTGTGCTCTAACATCAGTGATCGATTATCCGATGAAACAAGCTGATGACGAGACGACGGTTTTATTCTATTTGCCAAAATCTCGTTACAACGATTCTTTCAGAAATAGATATTTGTATGTCTCTCCAGAAGCAGAAGCTAAAATTAATGCTGTTTTGCGTAGAGAGTTTGATACAAATTTTACAGCTTTTGTTACTGAGAGCAGAATGCAAGGGTTCAAACTTCAAGATATTATAGCCATTTTCATTGTGGAGAATCAAATGGATATTTTTGATGGAGATATTGAAACCCTCAAAAAACGATATTATCGAAAAGAGGTTGAAATCTTAAAAGGATTTCACAAAAAAATGCAATTACGTGCTTACGCAGCTACTAAAAAGGCAAAAGATATTATGATGAAGAATATAATATTCTGAATATCATGTGTTTATTTTGTTTTGCGTCTTGAATTGTGTTTTTTGTAAACTTTTTAACGCACCCTCATTGATTGCCTAACTTACTTACTTCGTAACGTATGAAACGTGAATTGTCACAGATCTTTAAACTTAAACTTTTAGGAGTTGATATACCAGGGTCAGATGCAGATGGTTTCATAACTTTATCTTCAGCGATTCCGATAGAGTATGAAGAGGAAGCCAATAAATCATCTCAAGGAGTTTCATACAAACAGACCGTTGACATTTATATGGATAGGACAGAATGCCCTTCATTCATAGCTCGATTTTCATATTTTAAGGCAATTGTCAAGTTAAGTGATTGTGAGCAAGAATATGTGTGGGGGACATCGGGTGTTCCGGTAAAAGTGATGTCCACTCCACATTTTGAGCGAATTTTGTTGTCTATGTCTTGCGAATCTCCGTCCCCTATTATAAGTTATTAATAGTTATTAGTCCTTTTAAATCAGGTGGTATAGGCCGTTTTTTGTAAATAAAAAATGGCCTTTTCTTTTACAGCTTTTACAGGTTCAAAATTCTTAATTGACAAGGAGTATTTTCGTCAACAGGTTCTGGATACTATCATTAATATGCCCAGAACATCTTCTATCCCACCTCTCCATCCTGATCAAGTTTCATCTACAGCAATGAATGATCGTGTCGTTGTAGGTGATTCAGAGGTTGTTGTATCGAATGATCAAGATTCAATCAATTCATTGGAATTTGGTAATGAAATCGTCTATTATCATCCTATCCAAGGGATGATTTTCGCTTATCCTAAATTTCAATTTGATTGGGATCAGTTGTCATGGATCAGAGCATTTTCTACAATGCGTTTTGTCCATGAGTTAAAGTTTGCAGAATCAAATCCCAATGTCGTGGCCCACTTCCTTCATATCAATTCTGGAGGTGGAGAAGCCTGGATGATGCCGATCGCAGCTGCAGCTATTCATGAATGTCGTAAACCTGTGTATGCTTTTGTAGAATGTACGTGCGCTTCTGCTGCATATTGGTTGGCTTCACAGGCTTCAGTGATCAAGACTTTTACAGCGTCCGATCTGATCGGTAGTATTGGTATGTATGCTCATTGTCTTGACACATCTGAGTGGTTAAAGATGAATGGCATTAAGGAAGTCGAAGTTTATGCATCGCGCAGTGATTTGAAAAACAAAATGATGCGTGATGTTTTAAATGGGTCTCCTGATCAATACATCACAGAGATTTTGGATCCAGATATGGAGCAATTCATTGTTGATGTTCGTAAAAGATCGAAGCTGTCCGGTTTGCCGGATGATAGTCCGGTATTACGAGGGGAAATTTTTCGCGCAGAGAAGGCCTTGGATTTAGGGCTGATTGATGGCGTTTTGTCTGATTTCTCTATGGCTGTTCAGGAAGCTCATGATCTGGGTATTCAAGTTCGAGATAGTAATCAATTATTAACCAACATTTAAGACTATGAAATTTTTCGAGAAGTTACGAGCTGTATTCGCAAAAACTGGACTTGTGGATAAAGCTAAAAGCAACTCGATGACCGCAGCAGATTGGGCTGCGGTTAGAGAGGCTTACAAAAAAGAGTATGGTGTTGATCTTTCGCAGGACCATGACGCGTACGTGGCAGAACAGAATCAACAGCAACAAGTGCAGCAGCAAGCACAACAATTAGCTCAGGAGAATGATGCAATTCGTCAATTAATTGGTCAGGTGTTTAATGAACTTCAGAATGAGTCTGATAATGCATCAGGAGTGAATACATCGTCTTCAACCAGTTTGGAAGATCAAACACGGGCCTTGATCGATGCATTGCATACCATCAGTTCTCAGGTTATTCCAGATAATGCTCCATCTGTTGGAGGCGTAACACTTTCAGTCAATGGACCGGGAAATACGCCGGAGTATTTTTGTGGAATTGAACATCCTCTCTTTTCCATGGATCGCAGATATAATAAAATTGCCTGCAATCCAGCGTATGCAACTATGAATCCGGCTTCCGAAAAAGTGGATGGCACGGAGTTCCGTACGCATTTAGGAAAATATTCCGATTTTCTCGCAAATCGAATTAATCAGTTGCGAGCCAATAACTCTCTGAATCCGACGTCGATTCGTAGCAACTTCAATTTGAGTGTGGGTAGCGACGGTCTGGGAGACCAATATTTAACACGTCGTACGGATGAAATTATTGTGCGATTGCTGTCGATTAAAAATGTATATGACATCTTCCCGCGTAGGTTTGGTGTTCAGGATCGAGAGGTAATGTACAATGCTTTCATGGGAGAATTCTCTCAGGCATATCAAGAAGGTAGTATCTGGAAAGGTAATATTGATCTTGAGCCGGAGATGGCTTATGTTGATGATGCCATGTTCAAGACCCTGTTTGGATCAATGAAAGATCTCGAAAGAAAATATATCGGGTACTTGAATAAGGATGGTTCGGATCCGATCAAGTGGACAATGATCGAATGGGTGATGCTCCAGATCTCGACAAAATTAATTGAGGAGCAGAATCGTAGGAAGATTCTTGGCATCTACGTTAAGCCAGAGAAAGGAACTGCAGGCAACTATATGAATGCCGGTACAGGTGTGTATTACACGCTCCTTCGTTACTATAATGAAGGCAAAATTGCGTTGGTGGATGATGCTGCATATGCTGGTTATACATCAGGTGAAACCATGGTGGCTTGCGTAGTCAATATGTTGCAAATGTTGGCAACAAATATTGATGATCTGGATTCATACGAAGTGATTCTTAATGCCAATCATCGTGCAATGTGGCTGGCCGGAATTCGTGAAACCTATGGTAAAGATACCGATTTCCGCGGTCCAAATGGCGATGAGGTACCTGATCTTCGCAATGTAATTCGTTGGTGTCCGTACATGGGACAATTGCCTTTGATTATTGTTCAGAAACCAGGAAATATTCAGAGCGTAGAGTTCCTTGCCGGTGAAATGCACGCTATACAATTTGACACTGACATGGAGGCTGTGAAAGCGTGGTCTACGTGGAAAGAAGGTACGTCAGCAGAATTCAGCGGTAAGATGGCCAAAAATAAAGCTGCTAAGAAAGCTGCAGGATTCACAGAGCAGGTCATCTTTATGAATCGTCCATCAGTTGCTTTGGATGCTGATGCTACAACAGTTTCAGTAAAAGGAGATTACCGTCATTATGTTACGGGAGTAAATACTGGCGAACAATCGTTGACTGATATTGTTGGCGCAAAAGCGGGTATTGCTTATCTGATCGAGATCGGTGATGCAACACATCCTCAGAGTATTGCAAAATCAGATAAATTCTCTGAAATCACAGAAGCCTATACACCAACTCAAGTTGGAGATTATATCATGGTGATCTTGAACGCTGCAGGAGATAAATTCTTAGAACTTGAACGTTGCGTTGGTGGAGTGCGTAAAGTCAATACAGCTCTTCAACCCAATGTTCCAGGAGGCCGATAAATGAGAATGGGCTTCCATTACGGAAGCCCTCTCCTACTTTTGTATTAATTTATAAATCAATAACAATGAAACAAAAAGATATTAAGCGAATGATTCGTATGAATAATGAATCTCGCCAGTTTAAAAACAGAATGATTTACCGTCTTGCGTTGATTGTGCTGATTTTGTTTACAGCACCGGCTGTTTCATCCGCGATTGAGAATACGGATCATATGCCAGATGCAATTGTAATGCTTGCATCAACATCATCGTTTGCTGTAATTGGCATGGCTGCCATCGGTAATATTGATGATACGTCGGATGCAGATGCATCTGGCAAGCAGATTGCATATAAAGTTTGGCTGATTCACATGAGTCAAATTGATCAGGCAAAATCTTTCCCACAACCTAATTCGAATCGGGAGATAGGAACAATTCCTCTATTGGAAGGAGAATATATGCATTACTTTGAAGCCCATGTCCCTCCAACAGATGATTCTAAATACGAACAAGGTGATTTCGCAGGTACAAATACGAATACGTTTGTTTTGCAAATGTCAGGAAATGGTGATTCTTTGTTGAATTTCCTGGACTCTTACTCTGGAGGTAAGTTCATTATTATTTACAGAAACTGCGAGACAAACGAGTACCGCATTATGGGTAATCCATGCAAACCTATGGTGTTGAAGAGCACAGAACGCGCAAATAATGCGGACAAACGCGGTGTAACACTTACGTTCGAAAACAATTCATTTAAACATCCATTTAAATATGTTGGAGCAATTGTAAGTAGTGCTCCAGTTAAATTGGTAGCAGGTACTACTACGTTAGCAATTGTTCCTGGCAATGATGTTTACATTTTGCCAAATGGTAGCTCATCAGCTACTCCTGTAACATCTGTCAGTGGGCTTACAGCAAATGATAAAGGTCGAGTATTGACGATTATTGGTGCCGGTACAGATAAGTGTGCGACCTTGGAAGATGGGACAGCTTTCGTATTAGAAGGAGGTGCAACATGGACCGCTAAAGAAGGCAGTCGCATTTTGTTGAAAGTACTTGACACTACACGTTTGGTGGAAGTAATGGGCAGTCGAGTTCAAACCGCTTAAAATCATACTCATGAATTTTGTTGAGAAAAAAACTATTCATGACAGATTGCTGGGTGTAACCCACATGGATGCTGATCGTGAATTGTTGGGTCGATTAGTTTCTGGACATAAATTGGTTTCCAAACGAACTTTTAATCCTCAGTCAGATGCATCTTCATTGCTTTGGGCTCTTCTCGATTATGCAAATGAGGATGACATTGTAAAACATAGACGGGAAGTGGCTGCAAAGCGAATATCAGTTTCTAAAGAATCTTCGGAAGAGTTACCTGATGCATCTGAAAGTGAAGATGAATCTGCGGAAAGTCCTAATTCCGATGCAGCAGAAACATCCGATACTTCACCTGTTGCTGCCGATAATTCCATGGCTGCCTCACCGGACAATATTCCGGTGAGTGATTCAGCATTGGATAATGAGGCTGAAGGAAGTTGTGTAGACGATCCAAAAAATGAGGTGCAATCACAACAGGACTTATCGAAAGTTGCAGATAAAAAAAAATCACAAAAGAGCTCGAATACCCCAAAATAAAATGGGATAAACTGAGTGATCCTAACATAGGTTTGGCTTTGATCATTTATGAAGATCGGGTTCAAACTTATCGTCAAATGAAGATTCTGAGTTCGCGGTTAGATTCGGATAAGCCATCCCCAGACGATGTCCGAGAATTAGCCGAAATGCGAATTCAGAATCTTCTTTGTTTTAGAGAACTACAGTCTTTCAATGACACAGGTGAATTTTTGTATAAACACCCAATTCTGCTCAATAGATATATGTATTCCCAGTTGAAAGACTTGTGGAACAATGATCGCAAGCAGTTTATGAGGGAGTATGAAAATTGCCGTAATAATATACGAAGATACCGTGGCCGTATGAACCGTCATGGTGTGACGGATCAAGAAAAAGATGCTGCGTTTGCGCAATTTACTAAACATCAGCAACGAGCAGAGTTGTTTGATAAAATTATCAATCATGAAGAGAACGATTACTGTATTTAATCTTGGTGGTTTGCCAACGGCACCTATTGATGATTTTTTGGAATTGCAGGAGGATTTCAAAATATCTGATCCAGACAAATTAACAAAGCTGGCAATGCTTATTCTGTTGCGAGGCTTCAAATATGCGTTTAAGGCATGGAAAGATTCTGAGGGTAAGTTGTGGATTATTGATGCCCATCAACGAAAAAAGGCACTTTTACAATTGCGTGATCAAGGTGTAGATATCCCAGAAATCCCATACGAACCAATCTATGCTGAAAATAAACGAGAGGCCGTTGAAGAGATTGCAGCTTACAATTCAGAATTTGCTAAAAAGAATCCTGATACGTTGTTGTTCCAGAAGTATAATATCTCTTTAGATCACTTTAGCTTATCGTTACGTGATGATTTGCCAAAGCTGGAAATAAAAGGTGTTAATACTCGCAGTCTGCTTTCAGAACATATGGATAATCTGAATATGGATAAAGCATACGAAGAGGCTGTAACTCCAACAAATTATATGTCGCAATTAGGCGATATATGGCTTTTGGGAGATCATGTTTTAATGTGTGGTGATGCTTGTGCTCCTAAGCAAGTTGGAAGGTTAATGAATAACGAATTCGCAGATCTTGTTATCACAGATCCTCCGTATAATGTAGATTATGAAGGGGCAACTGACGAACAGATGACAATCAAAAATGATCATATGGTCGATGATGCCTTCGATCGGTTTTTGTTCTGTGCAATGCGCAATTTATATGAGATATCACGTCCTGGTGCTTCGATATATGTCTTTCATAGCGATAGCGAAGGGTTAGTGTTTCGACAGAACTTTAGTAGGGCCGGATTTAAATTAGCTCAATGTTGTGTTTGGGTTAAAAATAGTATGGTTATGGGCCGACAAGATTATCAATGGCAACATGAACCTGTTTTGTATGGATGGAAAGAAGGTGCCGGACACAGTTGGTATGCAGATAGAAAACAGTGTACAGTATGGAATTTTGATCGACCTATACGAAATGATTTACATCCGACAATGAAACCTGTGCAGCTGATTAGCTACCCTTTGTTGAATAGCTCTAAAGAAGGAGATATTGTTGTAGACTTATTTTCAGGAAGTGGATCGACATTAATGGCATGCGAACAACATCATCGACGTTGTCGAGCTATGGAGTTAGATCCAAAATATGTTGATGCAACGGTTGATCGATATATTCGTTCTGTTGGCTCAGATCGGGTGATTTTACTTAGAGATGGAAATAAAGTTTCATACAAACAGTTGGTCAGCCATGATAATTGATGAGGATATTTTAAAACGAGTACGTGACTATGGAGCGCTGGATCAATCACCACGTCAAATAGCTTTCCTTTTACGTATTCCTGCAGGTGAGATAGATGCATTTATTGATGAGATGATGCGTCCTGAGACGCGTTTGCATGAATATTATGCTGCCGGTAAGGCGATTATTAGCTACAATACTAATGTTGAGTTAGCCCGGCAAGCTGAAAAAGGTGATTCCGATGCGATAAAGTTATTGGATCAAAGAAGACAAGATCAGCGATATCAGGACATGTGTACTGAACTTTTTGGAATTTGATATGACTTATCTTGATAAACTATCTACCGTCAGTCCGGATGTGATTGATGAATTTATACGTACTGGGGAGTCCTCGGTAATTCCTGTTGAATTGCAAAAGGTGATCAATCAAATGGTTTTTGCAATCCAGATTTATCGTACTGAACGGAATATTACGGCTGCTGCACGTAAACTGCAAGTGAGGACCAAAGCTGAACAACAAATTGATATCAATATCAATACTGCAAAAAGCAGGATTTATGCAGCGTTGAATTACTTTGATGTTGATTGTAATGTCGCAGAAAATGTATGGTTGCGAGATTATGCGAATAAATACGAGGATTTAGTAAAAGTTGCTTTGGCTAAAGGAAGACCAGATGTTGCGAAAGGGTGTTTAGATGCTGCACGAGATTGTCGTTTACGTGCGACGGTTGCAGACCGTCAGGCAACTCTGGGGGTTGTATATGTACTTTCATCCGATATCAAACCGGAAGATTTGGGCTTCCCTACTCGTTCTAAAAAAGATATAGCACGTAAGGCTTTGGATGGTCAATATGCCAAAATGATTGATTCCCTTAATTTGCCTGATGAAGACAAAAAACGTTTACGTTCAGATGCTGATATTGAGGATGTAGAATGTGAAATGGTGGAGGAAACTGATTATGACCAATGAAAAGATCTCTGAGATAGAGCAAAAATATATGAATAAGATGCAGCTGAAGGTAAACTGCATTGATACAAACGTAATTATTGCCGAGATCGCACGAGCTGGAGGAAAAACAGACGGGATAATGGCACCTCGTATAATTCGTGTCGCAGACGCTATGCCAGGTGAAATGTCTTTTTTGGTCCACAAAACCTACGTGGCATTGATGACTAATATTGTTCCTAATATCCGTGCTGTTTTTTCTCAAACAACCGCATCTGGAAGGCCTTTGTTAGAAGAGGGGGTGCATTATGTAATTGGAGCTAAAAAACTACCATCCCATTTCCATAAACCTCGCCGGCCTATTACTTATCCTAAACATAGTATTGTGTTTGTAACTGGGCACCATCTGAAACTTGTTAGTTCAGATATGCCTGAATCGTCGGCAGGTGATAGCGCAGTACATGCGTTTATCGAAGAGATGAAACTTCAGAAGGGACAACGATTAAAATCTCGAATATTTCCAGCTGTTCGTGCTACAATGGGTAGCAATAGGGATTGTCCGTATTATCTCGGTATTACAGGAGTCACTGACACTGCTCGATTGGATCTTGGAGAAGATAATTGGTATGAAGAGTATGAGAAAAATATGGATGAAGATGTAATTACTGATATTGTAAATGCATCCCTACATAAAGATAAAGCTGTCCGAAAAATATATGAGTTGAGTAATGCGTTGCGGACGGAAAGTAATCCTTTAGTTGTCGCTAAACTACAAGAGTCCTTGCGTAAAATGCGTCATAGAGTTGATATATGGACTCCTATACTGAACGAAATGCGTCGTAATGCGAGCTACTATATTCGGGCTTCATCATTCGTGAATAAAGACTTTCTTGGTTTAAAGTTTTTTCAAACGCAACGCGAAAGTCTTAGTGATGATGAGTTCTATTCCTCTATATGTAATATCCGGATTAGGCGTGTCGTAGATATGTTTTTCTGTAATTTTAACAATGGAATTCATTGTTACAATGATAGTTATATTTATAAATCTATATTGTCATTTGATCTGAATGATAATTTCAAATTGACTGCAGGGTTTTTGAAATATTTCCGACGTTCTGAGCCATTGTTGCTTGGATATGATCCGGGTAGGTTTTCATCGTTAGTTGTTGCCCAGGAAGATAAACGAACGAATGAATGCCGTATCCAAAAAGAATTCTATGTTTACAGCCCTTGGAACCAGGTGCAATTAGCGTCAAAGTTCGCTGAGTTTTATGCAGATGATTATGATAAAGACGTTGAAATACTTCTTTATTATGATAGAGCCGGTAATAAACGAAGAGAAGAACAAGAGCAGATAACTACGGATGCTCGATTACTTCAACGTGAATTGCAAAGCCATGGGTTTCGTGTTAGGTTAATGAATGAGGGGCAAAAAACGATCTATCATTACGAACAATATATGCTTTTATCTATGTTGTTTTCAAATAGATATAAAAAATTACCCCGTATTTTGATTGATGAAAATGAATGCAAGAATCTGATCTCAGCGATTAATTTATCTCCTTTAAAGCGCCGAGAAGATGGTAGAATTGAATTGGATAAAAGTTCTGAGGTAAAAGTCCCTTTACAATATCAAGCTGGATTAACTACTCAATTGCCGTCTGCACTAATCTATCTGTTATTCGGTTTGTATTCGAGTAATTTACCGTCTGAGGTTAATGGTATCCCCGATTTACCTAATAACATAGTGATTTGATACATAATTTGCTGATTCTTTAACAAAAAGGCCTTATTTGACAATAAGGCCTTTTTATTTTGTATTGATTATTAGTGTGTTAGTTTTGATGAAAAGGGGCTTTGAATGTGTGTTTCAAAACAAAAGGCCGCCCCCGCTGATTGTTTTTTATGCTGTGCACCCCTGCCCTCCCTTGCATGGAAATATGACAAGGTGTTAAAAATCAAACAATTATCCGGGACGCGATAGATCTCGGAGAAGGAATTAGCAAAATGAGATAACAAACTTGCAATGCAACATAAGTGATCTTATGTCCTTTTGCAGGTTAGACTCATATTCTACCTTGTGGTTGTGAAAACGATAGGGTTAATAGAGGGATTAAGGCTTGCAGAAGAGGTGTCCAAGATACCTGATGGAAGTTTTTCGATAGCATTCTATCCATATAGTAGAAGTTCAGGGGAAGCCTCTACAACGTTACGCGTGTTCCATGGATGTAAAGTTAGGCCACAACTCCCCAGGGATAAGTTTAGAATTGATAGTGATAATTACTTTCTCTTTACCGATGAATCTGGATCCCCAAAGATGTGTTATCGTATTTTGATCCGATTTCTCGGTTTTCCACAAGATAATTTCAATTTGCGCAAAGTGATATGGTAGAAAATTACGGTAGATATGGGTATTTGACCGCTGATAATTCAGTATATACATTTCAGGTAGGTGGAGATTCTATCCAAGATATATTGGGTGGAATTGATGAACGTATATTCCGTCCTTCATTGCGAGATGGGCATCTGGTCCAAGTTGGTAAATATCGGGTTCTAACGAGAGGACACAATGATACTCAGATTGAAGAGATATCAAGAGATATTAAGAGTAATAGGTTGATGCCTGAAGTGATTGAAAAACAGATCAAGATTATGTTTGGTCTGGGGGTTCATGTGTATAAGGTTGAATTCGATGATAATGGCCATCTAATTCGGAAATGGGTAAATTGTCCGGAAATAATGGCTTGGTTAAAATCATGGGAGGATAACGGAGTTACAGATGACTATAATGATTTTGCTTTATCGTGTGTGAGACGGTATTATTATTTTGAGGATTACTTTGTTAAATGGCATTTCTTTAGAGGAAAGTCCATTGGTAAAATGCCAGTAGCAGCATTAGAATTGGTAGATAACTCCCGTGTCCGTCTTGCAACCGAAAAAGAATTAAGTCCATTCGGTAATTTTGAATATGATGATTTTACGCATGTTATGGTCGGAGATTGGCGGTACCGGGGAGAATTTAAGGTTTACCCTAAATTCAAAGTGCGAGATATTGCCAAATATAGTGTAGCCATATCGCACCATGCCAATGATGATATTGATAGCATATATGGGCGAAGTAAGTCGTATGATGGTATTCGGGAATGGCTGAGGGCAGCGAATGAAAATCCGAAATTCATACGTTCGTTTTTGCGGAATGCCATGGCAGCGAAGATGCACATCATTATCCCTAATGATTGGGTAGAATCTAAAAAAAGCCAAATTAAAAGCTTGTGTGAGTACAACCGGAATCTACAGAAATCAAATAAGGAATGTGTCAAGTTTAATGGTATTGAAATAGGATCAGAATACAATGATGCTATTTTAATGCGCTACATAAATGTTGAACTTGAACGCCTTACATCATATTTGAGTGGTTCTGGTAATCAAGGTAAATTATTCTCTACGTTTTCTTTTCAAGATAAAAACGGTCAAGAAGTGCGATGGAAAATCGAACAAGTAGATTTAAAGTATAAAGAGTACATCGAATCCTTGCTCGCATTTGACAGACGTGCAGATGAAGTATTGCTCAGTGCAAAGGGTATTGATCCGTCGATCTCCAACGTGAGTAAAGAAGGGGTAATTTCAAAATCAGGTAGTGATGCCCTATATAATTACATTATTTACTTATTGCAATTGCCAGCTCCGGAGAAAATATGTTGTGATGCATTGAACATGGCTGTTAGAGCTAATTTCTCACATTTATGGGCTCAAGGTTATATGTTAGGCTTTTATCGTCAGGTTCCTGAAAAACAAGAAAATATTTCACCTTCAAATAGATTGAAAAATAATGAGTAGCATTCATACTTTCGTTACTGTTGCAGATGTGAAAGAATATGCTCCAGGCGTCGATCAGTCATTGCTGGAAACAACCATCAGACCATATCTCTATCCTGCACATAAAATAGTGGCTTCTATTGTTGGTATTGATTTGTTTAATCAGATCGTTGATGGTGACAATGTAGTTGTGAAGTCTCACTTAAAAAGTGCTGTTGCAAATAGAGTTATGTATGATTACAAACTATTTGAAACGGTGCAAAAAAGGCAGACAGGCAATGTGGATACGTATAAGTATGAACTGCAGGCAATGCAAGATTCATATTTGGCATATTATTTCGATGCGGTTGATTCCCTGATTCGGGAATTGCAGGATAATTCCGATCAATATTCAGCCTGGAAGGATACTACCCTTGCCAAAGCTATTGATACATTGATGTTGAAAACGACGGATGAATTCAATTCATGTTATCTGATCGATTCATCAGATTATTTCTTTTTTTCGACTGTATCGTTACAGCAACGGGTGATTGATCAATATGTTACCGGTATAGATGTAGATGCTTTGTCAGAGCCATTGCATAGACGACTGAAGCGAGTCGTTGCCACATTTACGGTTGCTTATGCTTTACGGCAATTTGATTTTACGATGCTGCCACGTTCTTTGCGCAATGCAGCTGCAGATGGTGCTTCCAGAAATGCAAAGTCAGAACAGGAGTTGATGTATAATTTGTCCGAATATCTGTTTGGCCAGGCGGATGATGAATTGTCACAAATACTTTTTGAATTGAATAAGCCTGACGATGGAGAAGATATTCCATCACCCACAAATCAAAATAAACCTTGGAATAAATTCTTTCTCATGTCATGATCACCTGTTTATTCGGAGATAATAAATACGAGTTGCCCAATTCATGGGAAGAACTTAGTCAAGATCAATATTTAGCGTTGGTCCCACTTATTAACCGTATGATGAGTGGAGATTTGACTTTAAGTCAGGTCCGAATAAAATGGGTCAAACAGATCCTTGGTTTGAAAAGAGTAAAGGTTAAATCGAGGATGGAAGAGATTGCAGCTGATAATTTATACACTCTATCGAGGCAGGTCAATTTTTTCTACTATGTTGATTACGGCGACGCTGCTAAATCTATTTCATCTGAGGTTCGTCGTATGGTTCGTAAGACTCCTGCTGAAGATTTCGTGACGACAAATTCGGAGATCCGCTATTTGCAATCTTTGGATTATACGTTTCAGTTGGATGCTGTTTGGGTTAAGAACTTACTTCCAACCCTGAAAATTGGTAAAAAGCATTATCAAGGATGGTCTGCCACTGTTGAAGGGGGAATGTTAATTACCGATATGACCACCCAGCAGTTTACGCAAGGTTACGACCTCCTGCTTTCCATAAACAAAGGGCAAGTGAATTCAGCTATGAGGTTGTTGGTTTGCGTCTTGTATGGTGTCGATCAGAATGCCGATCTTGTTCAGGATGAAGTTTTACAAGCCGTAACGTTGAATTTTCAGGCTTTTGTTAGCTTTATTTTTACCAAAACGCGTTACTCAGTGTTGTGGAATAGAGATTTGCCGGCAAAGCCGAATAGAAAAGTATCTACTGGAATGAGTGAAGCAATCTATGGCTTATGCAATAATGGTTATGGTAGTTACGATCAAATAGAACAAATGCCACTGATGACCTATTTGTCCATCTTGTTATCGGATCTGATCTCTTCAGTGCGTAATATGAAAGAGATGGATATGAAAATCGACAAGATATCAGAAAAAACAGGGCTTCCGTATGATGTGATAATTCAAATGCTATGATACTACGTGATATTCGAGACTATTTCAAAAAAAAGGTTGAAGATAGTCAGGGTAAGATACCATATTTTGTATTCGGAATCGATGAGAAGGCTTTGCGTGAAAGTGTTGGGACCTTTGATAATATCTTTATGTTCGTTGATTATGGTCAGATTGAGTCGTCTATCGATAAGATGAACAGGATTTATCAAAAGTTCGAATTGGCAGTGACCATTGCCAAACCGGTAGGTGCCAACCCTCTCGATAATGATTCATTGAATGAGGTCTCTTTTGAGTGTTATGAGTTGGCCGTTGCCATGGCAAAAGATATGTACACAGCACAGCGTGAGCGACCATGGATGAAAAATTTATCCGATTCGTTTTCGATCATGCCGTTTGTGGCTCCTGATATCGCGCGTTCAATTGGATGTACGTTGTCATTCAGAGTAGAAGGTTACGATATGCTTGGTTTTAAAAAATAATGGTTGGTTGAATGTTTGTGGACGGATCCTCTGGAATTATTTCCAGAGGATTTTGTTTGTTTTGTTACTTTGAAATGTTAATGGAAATCAATTACATTGCAAATCGTGAACTTGTACTACGTTGAGCAGTATGAATATATTAAGTTTTCTCTGTGAAAAATTACGGCTGAAAAAGGTGTCGCATATTAATTGTTATGGTGATTTTGTCGCCATAGATTTTGAAACAGCAACATCCCAAAGGAATTCTGCATGTGCATTAGGTGCAGTAAAAGTGCATGATTGGAAGGTAGGCGAGATGCGAACGTGGCTTTTCCGTCCACCAGGAAATGTATATTCAGATTTTAATATAGGGATACATCATATTTGTGCAGCAGACACTGAGTTCTGCTTTCCAATTGCTTACTATTTCGAAGAGATTAAGTCATTTTTGGGCAACCAAATTATAGTAGCACATAATGCTGTATTTGATTTAGATGTTTTATTTAAATCATTTGAATCAGCTGGATGTGTGTTCCCTGATGGAGTGAGATATTTTTGCACATCTGCATTGAATGGTAATCAAAAACTACTTGAATGTTGCAAGTTATACGACGTTAAATTAGAGCATCATCATCAAGCCATCAGTGATGCGTTAGCTTGTGCTGAAATATTTTTGCAAACGCATGTTGAAAGTGCACCTTCAATATATCATCATGTTATATCTGAAAAAGTAATCGTTACACAAAGGCATGAAAAAAAACAAGATGTTGATTTGCCTTCTATGGAGACAACGTTTCACAATTTGAATAACATTTTCGATGGCCAAAATGTTGTAGTAACAGGTACATTTAAGTTATATCCGGATCGGGATAATCTGAAAGACATATTGAAAGGGTATGGTGCATCCATTGATAGTGCAGTCTTGAAAAGAACAGATATTGCAATCATTGGATATAATCCAGGGCCGTCAAAAATGGAAAAAATAAAACAGCTTCGTAGTGCAGGGCAACATATTAAAATTATCAAAGAAAATGATCTGATGTACATTTTGCATTCATTACAGACAGGACAAGAGATTATGCCTTTGACAACTGCTGATAAAAAACGTCTAAGCGCGTATCCTTTAATGTTGATCCAAGATTATCCATACGGATCTAATCCATTTGAATGGAAGTGTGTTAAAGTGATCGGCAAATTACTTGAGTTTCCAGATTTAGAAATTTTTGCAGGTCTAATGAAAAGGGTATATCATGCAAAAATTGTTAAGAACGTTAGGAATGCACAAATTGTTGTCATTGGTAGTATGTTGACATCGGATCAATTAACTGATCTTTTTCAAATTGAGCCAGAGAAGATTTTGAGATGTACAGAACAAAAATTGTATAGTTTTTTGAGAAATATAGATATGGCTGAACGTTCATATCACCGTTTTGTACATCATGTTGGTAATGTAGAAATTCTGATTGATGATAGCTTTTGTAAAGATAGATATATTAAGCCTGGTCCTAATGCTGCTGATCCACCTGAATCCAGTTGGCCAATATTGGAATATCCTGAAAGTTAATGACTCAATAGATGAATAGATTTCAGTCGCGTACCCCCGTGCGAAAGGTGTAATGCCTGAGCAATCGCCCCATAGGTGTTTTGTCAGCGGGACAGGCGCGACTTTTTTTGCACCTATATGTGTATGATATCAAAAAAAATCCTATATTTGTAATGCATAAACATTCTATGGGATCGATGATCCGCCTCGTCAGGTGGTTTTTTTATACCCCTACGATACATATTGTAACGTATAGACTTCGGTCGCGTACCCCCGTGCGAAAGGTATAATGCCTGAGCAATCGCCCCATAGGTGTTTATGCAGCGGGACAGGCGCGACCGTTTTTATTTGCGCCTATAATTGCATAAAAACTATGGAACTTGATCTTTTTTGGCTGTTCGCAACAGTAGCTGTTGGGTTCGCCGTGAGGGGCATTTATCGTAGGCTCCGTTACGCTCATCTGCTTCGTATTCGCCGCCGTGCTGCATCGGACCGGCCAGTTCAAATCCTCTATTACATTTCCCAACCTTTACGTCGATAGAGATGGCTAACAATCACAACAATACCATGCATTTCGATCTCAAGGAGATCGGGCTGGGTGCTGTCGAGTTGACAGGACGGGAACGTAATCTGTTGGAAGATGTATTGACGTTTATGTTTCATGTCAGCCAGATAAGACGCGAATATAACCTGCTCTATCAGCGGTATTCGTATCTCGATAAATATTTCAACGATGAAGAGGTTCATATATGTACCAGCGGAATTCTGACGTGTGCTAATGACTTGCTGTCCGGTTTGTTTGAAAATTGCGATTCAAGTGCAATTAGAGAAAAGCGTAATTGATTATATTTGTGAGCAATGGATAAAAAGAAAAGCAAAGAATCCGACAATAATATCGCGATATCTATGGCGATAGATGTATTGGCCGAAACGTTTGAGCGGGCGGCAACACTCGATGATACGGCGCGCAGATTTACAACTGCCGATGTAGCTGCCGCTATCGGAGATCTCACCGGATTCACACCATCAGTCCAGGTCGTTTATCAGACACTCATTGCTGAAGGATACCAGTATGTCGTGGATGAGACCTATACAGGGCTGCGTTATGTGTGGTTGCTGAAATATAAAAAGTAAGACTATGATTTGGTTTATTATAGGAGTGATGATTTCGGTTGGTGTTTTTGCTTTTTATGAAAAACGCCAGCAAAAAATTGAACAGCGTAAAATGGATGAAGAGATTCGTAAAGCAAAAGAACAGCAGCAAAATCAGCCGAAAGACTATGAGGTAGATCTGCCGAATCCAGCCACTGTATCCATTTATCGTATTGCCGATTTTTTGCAAAAAGAATATCGGATTGCAGTACTTGAAAAGTACATAGAAGTCGCCCGCGAGTATAAGGCGGACGACCAGGTCATCACAATGATTGAGAATCGTCTTGCCAAAGTAAGGCAATTGCTCAACGAGATATAATAAACCGATCCCCAACGGTAATTGAAGCCCTCAGAACCATTCTGAGGGCTTTTTTTTGTCCTTTCCCAGGGGTGTCCATAGTGTCATATTCGCAATATGATAACCGATACCTATACTCGAAGTAAGCCTATTAATCAAATTGTAGCAGAGGGATATAACGAGGTCATCCCTACCCTATTGGCTGAACAATCCAAAATAGCCAACCGCTATTATGTGCGCCGTACCTCTCCGCATTTGGCGGACGTGCTTGTCGGTAGCGGTATGTATGAAGTCAAATCGGATTCGGATAGCGTTCAGGCCAAAATCAACTACCCGGCTACAATTCGTCTTATCGATATGAAACGGACACGCAAAGGCAAAAAAAAGCGCTTCTACACACCTATCTATAACCGTCCGTTGTTCGGCCACATCTATGGTCGAAGATATTCCGTTTCAGCCATTGTCAATATGGCAATTCGAGATGAGTTTGATCGGTATATCGAAGTTTTTCGTGAGTTGGACAATACAATCATAGAGTTATGATCGAGGAAGATATCGTCAGAACCCATATTCAAACGACAGGATTCAAAGAAACGCAGGAAGGTATCCTGCAAACGCAGCGTCAGATCCAGGAGTATAAAAAAGAACTTGAAGATCTCAAGTATCAACGGACTATGCTTGTAGCTGCTGGGAAAAAGGAAAGCAACGAGTATAAGAATATTGATAATCGGATCAAAGAACTCAATGGATCACTCACTCAGCAGAAGGCTAAATATGAGACCTTGATGGGTACTCTCAATATGTCTGCAATGAGTTTTAACCAGCTGAAGAAATGCGCCAGTGAACTAAAAAAGGAACTTAACAGTGTGTCTAAAACAGTAGATCCTGAGCGATGGAATCGTTTAAATAATCAGCTGAAAAATGTTCAACAACAAATGAATAAGGTGCGTAGTGGTATGCGAAACGCATCAGCTGAATTTGGGAAAGGTCAATCCATTTTTGCACGTGCCTTCGGTAGTGTGAAAAAGTTCGGTCCATTGGCGATTCTTACATCAGCTGTGGCATCGGCTGCGCAAAAAGTAAAGCAGTTTGTAGCTGAGTCTATACCGGCTTTCCGTGAATATGATGATAAATTGGCTGATGTGATGAAGACAACCGGCCTCACTAAAAATGAAACGGAACTGTTGTCAAAGAGTCTAAAGCGTATCGATACCCGGACTTCACAGAATGAGCTGCTTGATCTGGCCAGGGTTGCCGGAAAATTGGGATTGAGTGATAAGGTTGATGTTGAAGGTTTCGTTCGTGCAGCGGATAAAATTAATGTCGCTTTAAGTGAAGATCTCGGTGGTAATGCAGAAGAGGCTTTGAACCAAGTTGGTAAGCTGGTTGATATTTTTAATATCAAACAGCAATTCGGTATCGAAAATTCGATGATTCGCGTTGGATCTACGATCAATGAATTGGGAGCCGCAAGTACAGCCAACGAAGGCTACATAGTTGAATTTACTAAGCGTCTGGCCGGTGTCGCTCCGTCGGCAAACATATCCATTCAAAATGTAATGGGATATGGTGCCACGCTTGATCAATTCGGTCAACAGTGTGAGACTGCCGGTACTGCGATGTCACAGGCTATCACCGGCATGTTCAAACGGACAGAGGTCTATGCTCGCATTGCTAATATGAGCTTGAAAGACTTTACTGAGCTTCTCAATCAAGATGCTAATGCTGCGTTTATTGCATTTCTGAAGGGACTCAAAAATAATAATGCAGGCATGGTCGAACTGGTTAAAAACTTGAATGATCTTAAAATGGATGGTACTCGATCCGTGCAGATCATTGGTGCCCTGGCTGAAAATGTAGATGCACTTGAACAACAACAGAAATTAGCCAATAAAGCGTTTAGCGATGGCACTTCGATCATTGATGAGTTTAATACGAAGAATAATACAGCCCAAGCCCGTTACGAGAAGTTTCAAAAAACGCTTCAAAATATCAAAGTTCAAATCGGTAGTGCTTTAGTGCCTACGCTTGATGCATTACACTCCTTAATTAGTGCTATATCAAGTGATAGTGTTGAGTTACTTCAAGGCGAATTTGAAATGTATAAAAAAACTTCATCGGAGATTGCAAACAAAAAGCAACGGGTGGAAGAGCTGACCGCTACCTATGAGCAGCTTCGAGGTAAATCCAACTTGAACGCCGAACAGCAAAATATATTGAATGATACAGTCAAGCAGCTTGGTGAGATTTGTCCCGAAGCAATTACAAAGTATAATCAATATGGTGAAGCAATTGAAATTAATATTGAAAAACTGGATCGCGCCATTGAACGACAGAGACAACTTAATTTATTGATGGCTAAAAGAGTAGCTTCGAAATCTGCCAAGGGTATTAAAGACGAATGGGAGACGCTGCAGACAAATATTGCAGCAAGGGCAACAAATATCGAATATTCCGGTAAACTACAAGACAGAATAGCCAAAGGAGACATCACAGAGCGAAATGATGCTTTGCGTGAACTCCCATTTATAGAACAACGCATCAATAGAAATAATGAGAATATTCAAGAATCCACAATGAATCTGCTCCAATATATCAATACATTACGAGAGCTTGGAGTGTCGTATGAGGCAATATCCAAAGATTCAGGGGTGTCAGTTGAGAATTTGGTTACTCTTAATAAATCGAACGTTGGAGCAGATATTTCCAAACAACGTTCAGAAGGTAAGGGGTATGCGGATATTGCAAAAGGGATGGGCGTGCCTGTAAAACTGATTATTGATATTGCAAGCACTAATGATAGCAATTTTAATAGACCGGTCAATAATAAGCAAGAGGTTGATCAGGGTAGTTCCCCTGTCAATATTCCGGAAAGCTCTGATAAGAGCACCAATAAATGGTCTTTGAATCAAGACCAGCAATTTTTACAAGCTAAAGCAGAATTGCGAAATAAATTAAGATCTGGCGAAATATCCTCGGAGCAAGAGTATAATGAACAATTACTTCAACTTGAAATAGATACATTGCAGAAACGCATTGCATTACAAAAAGAAAATGGATCTGATTTGGCAAAATTGCAAAGCGATCTTGCAGATAGGCAATACACTCAAAAGAAAAATGAACAAACCCGTCTTAGCAAATTGATTGAGGCCAGTTTGGAAGGAGGTAAAAATCCAGATCTCCAACAAGAAATTGATCAAGAGAACTATAATTATGAACGTAGGCTAAAAGATCTCGGATTGTTTAATAAGGATAGGAGTGCAATGACTAAGGAGGAGTTGGATGCACTTGAGAATCTCGAGAGGATACACAATGAGAATCTCCGATATCTCTATATTGAGGATCTACAGCGCAAGTTCGATCAGAAAAAGCAAGCTGTTGATAAGGAAATCAATGAATTAAAGGCTGCTCATAATGCACAGCTCGCTGAAGCTACAACTTTCGAACAAAAAAAAGCATTGGTAGCACAATTATATGGAGAAGATCGGGCTAATGCCGTTAGAACAGAACAGCAAGCTGTCAAATTGATCAGACAGAAATTCACTTCAGAGGAAGAGGCTCAAATGCGTGAGAATGTGGAGAGACTCATTGATATCTACACGCAAATGATGGCTGAATTAGAGAGGACATTGGCATCTGCAGATGTAACAGGCATGACCGATGCCGATAAATCTGCAATTCAGGCTAAAATTGATGAACTGAAATCAATTTTGGCAGGTTTAAATTCGGGCAACATGTCCGGTAGCGATGGAAATAAATATGGCGATGATCTTGACGTTTTAGGATTTACCAAAGAAGACTGGGAGCAATTTTTTGATAATCTCGAAAATGGTATTAATGGGATTGAGGACTGGGGTGAAGCAATAGAAAAGATTGGAGGGGCAATGGCTAATGCATTTTCCTCTGTCTCTCAACTAATGACTGCGATTGAAAATAGGCAATTTAAGACCTACGAAAAAACTGCAGAGAAAAAGAAAAAAATGCTTGAACAACAGAAGAAAGCAGGTATTATTACTGAAGAGACCTATAATGATAAGGTTCAGGCAATTGACGAGGAAACAGAAGCAAAACGCGAAGAAATGGAGCGTAAACAAGCAATTCGAGACAAGGCAATTGCAGTTTTTCAATCTTTGATTGCAACAGCAGTAGGTATTTCAAAATCTTTGCCTAATATTCCATTAGCAATTGCCGTTGGTGCTTTGGGCGCAATACAAACTGCGACTATTTTGGCGACTCCATTACCTGGCGCTGAGTTAGGAGGTTTGATTAATGTTGAACGTGAGCAAGATGGAAAGCGTTTTTATGCGGAATTTTCACCTAATAGACGGGGATTTGTGAATAAGCCTACTGTGATTGTAGGCGAAAATGGACCTGAATATGTTATTCCTAATAAAATGCTACAGAATCCAGAGGTAGCAGGATTTGTTCAAGCAATTGAAGCAGCACGTTTAAAAGGAGAATTCCGTAATCCATTCTCAATTACGGCTTCAGGACGAGAAAGTGGAGGACCTACTGTTTCTTTCCCTGCTCCAGTAGGAGTCAGTTCATCAATGGATCCAAAGTTGCTATCTGCATTACTGGTAGCTGTAGAAAAATTAAATGGGAAATTGGATAAGCCGGTTCAAGCATATCTCAAGAAGTACGGTTCTGGAGGGTTATATGATGAAATGGCTAAAGATTCACGCATACGTAAAACATTATAAATATGTTGCAGATTTTTATTAAAGGGCAGCAGGTAGATTTGCTCGGAGATACAGAGGTGGCTATTACTATTGAACATCCGATGTTGTCAAATGATCATATTCCTGTACCCTATTCTGTTGATATAGATTTGCCATTAACGGCTAAGAATCGCATAATTTTTGGTTTCATTGACAGACCAGGTCGTTCGTCTCCATTCGAATCTATGCCTGCTAAAATTTTCTTTGATGGGCTGCAAATTACGTCTGGTGAAATTAAGGTTACTGAAATAGAAGAAACAATAACGATAAATTATAATGGTGTTATAATTCCATCTAATATAGATAAAATGGCTTACAAGCAGAGCCTTGGTAAAGTCGATTTTGGAACGGATGCCGCTAAAGTAAATTGTAACAAGTATTTCATAGAAAGGACTGAAGAAGAATTCCCTGATATTATTGCAGCGCCTGTAAGTATTGCTTCGCGAAAAGAATGGGAAGTACAAGATGGTAATCATAAAACGCAGTTTGCTTCGTCTGTTTGGCTGAATGGATATGATGCTATGGATGGACAGTATTTACCTAACCAGTATAGAAGGGATAGTTATATAAATAAAATACTCCCCGCTTTTCGTGTTGGTTGGTTATTCAACGTGTTGCTTGACGGTCGTTGTCAGAACAACATATTTGATAGTGGTGATTGGAAAAGATTGATGATCCTTTCGCAATGGCATCCAAAATATAAATCAGAAGGGAATTCGCCCGTATGGGATGTTGATTCAGAAGGTAATGCATCAATTACGTTAGCTGATTTTTTACCTGAAATAGCTGCTAACGAAATGATTATAGAACTATTGAAACTTCCATGTGCTTCTATATATGCGGTTGGACCAACGTTCACAGTGGAGTTGAATAAAGATATTTTATCTCGAAATTCTGCTGTAGATTGGACTCAAAAGGTTGTAGGCCGGATTAGTATTTCAGAGCAAGAAGCACAACGATATGTAGCGGGTTTTTCAAAAGAAGATCAGGAAGTTGAATCTGATCTGATAATCAGAGAAGCAAATAATATTTTGGAAATCTGCTCGCTGAACCCAACCTCAGAACTGGATCCAGCTACATTCAGGGTTGCTAATACAGGTCAGATAATTCAACGCATGTCAGCAGATGATTTGACAGGGATTGATTTTAAAGTATTACAGCAATCTATGAGTAGCAAAGAGGAAGATGATCCGGATGATGATAGAAGTGACTATGATATGAGTTTTGGAGGTGAGGTAGTAACTACGAATATCGGATTATTAAAAAGTACTGATGATCCTGCGCAAGGGCATAGGTGGTATTATGTGCCGCAAATTAGTGAAGCAGCCACTGAACGACCAGACAATTTGCTTGTCGGGCTATATTATGGTATGTGCAGAGAAATTAGGTGGGGTGCGAAAGAATTTTATAATTACCCGTATATCACACATTGTAACTATGATTGTCGAGGTAATAAATTAGGAGATCTTTCGCTCTCATATTTATTGTCGGAAGGGTTAATGTCATATCATCAAGATTTTAAAAACTTTATGGAGCGATCACATCGTATAGTTAAGTGTAAAGTATTGCTTAATGCTGTCGATCTGCATAATCTTGATATGAGAGATAAAGTAATTTATAAGAATAGATGTTATTATATCAAATCTATTACAATGACATTGCATCCTCATTCTATTGATCCTACAGATGTGGAGTTAATCGAAATATAATTTTTGTCCTTTCCGTCAGATGGTTCAAAATTACTTTCGTGATGAAAAGTAAGAGCCATCATGACTATTATTCAACTTCCTGATACATATAATTTTTCTGGGACAATTCGAGATATTGTTGTAGATGCAACTGAAAAGTTAGATTTTACGTTGTCGAGCAATGGTGTAACGATCGTTTCAGAAACTTATTATCCTTCTTCCGATAATAGAATTACGATAAATCTCCGGGATATTTTGGAAGATATTATCGAACCTGTTTTGTATGAGGTTGCAGAGACTGGAATCCCTCAATATACATATCAAATCGGAGAAACAATAGGTAGCTTTTATTGTATTGCGGGTGGGATTGATGCGGAAGTCTCTGTAGAATCGTATCTACAAGGAAATTTTTTGACTTGGCAGCCTCAGACTCGTGTTACTCTTTACCATATTCCACATTATTTACGATATGTATCGGTGGTAGAATCGATATGTAAAGTAAAAGCTTTCTTTTCAGATGGGACGAGTAAAGTAGCTGTTTTAAAGACGTTTTCTGCTAAATCTATTAACACTGTTAATGTCACATTTGGTACTATTAGAGGAATGTTTGAGTCACAACCAACGTATTTTGATGTGTGGGTTGAGAATCTCGAAGGCGAAATGTTAACATGGATTCAAAGGTACATGTTAACTGATTTTCTGACAGGTGTTAATGATTATTTCATATTTGCTAATTCATTAGGTGGTTTTGATACAATTCGGTTTAGTGGTGATAGAGAGGAAATTAATAAACTGGATAGTGTCAATGCCGTATTCGACAATGAAACAAAGGAATATGACATAGATAGGACTCGCAGTTGGAAAAAATATACAGGTTATATTACGGATGAAAGAATCCGAATGTGGGTTCTTGATTTTTTTAATAGCCCTTGTCGCTATCATTTGACTGATAGCGGATTGTTAAAACGTATATATATATCAGATCATAAACTTGAATCGACGACAGGTGATGCAGTTGGCTATGAGTTTACATATGTCTATTCGGTTCAAAGTCGTTATATCAATATTGAGCGGACTTCCACACCGTCATTGCTTGAAATAACAGATCCTCAATCGGAAATTTTTTTTTTAGCTCCAAAGCTAAATCAATTTGAGCTGGCAAAAATAGAGTCAGAAACCGATTATCTTTTCCCAGTTCAATCTCCTATGGCCGGTAAATGGTTGGCCATTTCGTTAAAAACAATTTTAGATTTTGTTTCTTCCAAGGGGCTTGATGTAGATGCTTTACAAATTTATCTTACTGACCATAAGTATGCGACACAGGACTGGGTGAAAGAACAGAATTACCTGACGTCTGCTAATATGGATGATTATGTTCTTAAAAAAACATGGGATTCCGTTTTTGAATTAGCTGAAGTTAATGGTAAACAAGTTCTGAAAATCAAATACGACGTTATTGGCAATTTGGGGATTACAGCTTACGGAACAGGACCTGATTCAGGTGAAAGTTTCACTGGATCCCTTGTGGATTTAGTAGATGTTTCGGTTTCAGGACTCAAAACTGGTGATATCCTTAAATATAACGGTACCCATTTCGTGAATGTGCCTCTTTCATCGATTTCCGGTGCCTCTTCCTGGGAACAAATCTCCGGCAAACCTGAATACTTCCCTACCCTCTGGTCAGAGATTAAAGATGCACCCGAATCGCTTCCAGCTTCGGATGTCTATCCTTGGGCCAAAGCATCAACAAAACCGTCCTATACATGGGATGAGATTACAGGTAAACCCAGCGTATTTACACCGGCCTCACATACCCATGTTTGGGTTAATATCATCGATCGACCAACCAAATTATCACAATTTCAAGATGACGTTGTAGTTGGTAATTATGTTTCGCAAACAACATGGGATTCCGTTTTTGAGTTGGCTGAAGTTAATGGTCAACGAGTTCTGAAAATTAAATACGATGTTGTTGGTAATTTGGGAATTACAGCTTACGGTACAGGACCTGATGCAGGTGGAAGTTTTACTGGGTCCCTTGTGGATTTAGTGGATGTTGCAGTATCCGGGCTTAAAGCTGGTGATATCCTGAAATATGACGGAACCCATTTCGTCAATGTGCCGATTTCGTCTATTGCCGGTGCCTCTTCCTGGGAGCAGATTTCCGGTAAACCTGACTACTTCCCTACCCTCTGGTCAGAGATTAAAGATGCACCCGAATCGCTTCCCGCTTCGGATGTCTATCCTTGGGCTAAAGCTGCTACAAAACCATCCTATACGTGGGATGAGATTACAGGTAAACCAACTGCCTTTACGCCGGCCTCACACACCCATCTATGGGCGAATATTACAGATCGACCAACCAAATTATCACAATTTCAAGATGACGTAGTGGCTGGTAATTATTTTAAATTATCTGCTGTTAGAACTACGGATTTGAATGATGCACCTATTAATTCATTTTTTGTAAGCTCTAATAATCCAGCTAATTCACCAGCTTCATATACTACTTATGCAGTTGGATTGACTTTAGCATTGAATAATGATAAAAATTTTAAGCAACAATTAATATATACAGCTGATAATTGGTATTATCGTTCACAAGGCGGAGGAGATTGGTATCAATGGCACGTATTGTGGTCTGCAGCTAATTTTAATCCGTCCAACAAACTTGACAAATCCGTTTGGGACGAAGCATTTGAAATCAAGACTGTAAATGGCATCCGCGTTATCTCAGCGAAACTTGATGTGCTGGGCCAAAAAGGGATCAGCGCCTATGCTGACAGTGCCGATTCAGGAAGTGCTGGTGGTGGCTTGGATTTTGAGTTGCTGAAAAACGCGCTTACCGGAATCATCACTCCAGATGGCTATCCATTTACGATCTCGTCTAAGTTCCTCGGAGCTATCGACAAGTCCTACATTACAGGTAAGATTGGGGATCTGTATGCCGATGTTGTGCATACACATAAATGGACTGACATTACAGATCGACCAACATCTTTGCCAGCCAATGGCGGGAATGCGGATAGTGCAATCAAATTGAATAACAGCCAAGAATTTGATTTTTCTACATCAGCCTTTTCCTATTTAAATCTATATGGCCCTGCTGGATCTGGAGTGCTGGTAAATGATTGTCCTACTAATGACTGGTGGCATATATTACGATGCCTACGTGCCGATGTAAGTGGGTATTATACAGATATTGCGGTGCCGATGGGTGGGAATGCCATTTATTGGAAACGAGTATGGAATGGCACCCTTCAGAATAATGGATGGGTGAAAATATGGGACAGCGTAAACCTAACCAAACTATCCCAGCTTCAGGATGATGTCGTGTCAGGGAATTATTTCAAATTGTCTGCTAATAGAGTCACGAATTTGAATGACACACCCATCAATTCATTCTTTGTGAGTGCTTTGGGTCCATCATATTCTCCTGTTTCATATGCATCATTTGTCAATGGGTTCTGCTTTGCTGCTGATAATAACCCATCATACAAAAGACAGTTGGTTTATGCGGATGATTGGTATGGGAGAACTCAGAATGTTGGAACGTGGGGAGGTTGGTATAAATTTTGGCACTCCGGAAATCTAAACCCAGTTACCATTGATTCTGACCAAATCATAACCGGATGGAAGAGATTCACGCCCAAAACAAAAAACGGAGTTTATAACACAAGTGGTATTATAGGTGATAAGGATGTTTATGGGACTCCGCTGTCATGGAATGTAGACTCTGCTGGATCTTTTTGGCACATTCAACAATATTCAAACACCATTGCATTAATTGGTTTACAAGGAGGTAAGCCATTCCAAATAAGATCCACAAGTGATGAAATTAGTGTAACAGCTGACAAGTTTAATGGAACTGCAACCAAAGCTCAGCAAGATGGAAACGGTAATGTAATTGCCGATAGCTATCTGCGCTTAACTGGAGGCACGTTGACGGGTAGTTTAACAACTCAAAATATAACTGCCAATGGGACTGTAACGGCTAATAGATTTTCTGGTCCGCTGTCTGCTGGTTACACTGGTAATGGAGGGCAACAAGGTCCTGGTTATGTAGGGATGTACAATTTTATATGTCTTATGATGAATACTCCTGTAAACGGAGATTCTTCATTCAAGAATTGGCTTCTATGTGATGCTTATGCTGGTTCAGACGTAGGAGGTGCCACTGCTATTGGTGTTTCTCGGCAAAACATGAAAGTGTTTGCCATGAGTTCTAACGCCGATAGAACAGCTTGGAATAGAACCTGCGAAATCTATACCACGGAAAATGCCAATCGTAATTCTGTCGATTGGACCGCGCGAAATATCACTGCGGCAGGATCTGTAACAGCTCCAACATTTGTCGGTAAACTGTCTGGAGCCTCGACTTTACTCAACATCAACAACGATGCAGGACAAAGCAGTGTGTTGCAATTTATGCAGATGTCGACACAGAACGAAGCTAATGACCTGCCCAGTAATACCTGGCATCACGTTCTAAAAATGAACCACGGTAACGGTGATACGTATTTCAGTCGATCATTGGCATTTTCGTTCTTCGATAATGGTATTTACACGCGCTATCGCAGCAATGGAACAGCACATGAATGGGTCGCTCTGTATGGCGGACATAATGCGAACCGAAGTGATGTTGACTGGACAGCTCGAAACATTAATGCAGCCGAAACCGGAACATTCAAAAAACTGGTCATCAACGGAATTGTCATTGATGTGGTCAATGGCAACGTGCGTATAAACGGAAATTTAGTAGCAACTGGAGGTGTCACCTCACAAGCAACTGCATAAAATTATGGCAATAGGTAAAACAAATATTTCTATCGACACGGTGCGCCGGACGATTGGTTCATCGAAAACGGACGTGGGCGGATTATGTACGGATGATAAAGTCAACATGTTTTCATATTATAAACCGGTCGACTCGGACAAAATCACCACCGATCCAAACTCAGACTGGCCGTCTTTGGTCAAAAACTCTTTCGGATTGATTATCCCATCATTGACATTACCTATTGATACATCACAGAATTGGTCGTGGGATAAACCCAAAGGCGGTACATTAAGCCCGTACAGACTCTCTGATTTCGGAGGGTACGAACATGCCGCTAAACCTTGTATATCATCAGGATGTACGGACAAGGTATCCGTAAATATGATGGATTTAGGGTATACCAGTCGCACATTTACGTTTGAACAGATACCAGCGGATAGTAAAACCAATGTATCGGCACTGAATATCGGTAAGATTCAAGATTATTATTGGGGATTCGCCATGTTGGAATCACTTACCTCTACCGATGGCCCAATACGCACATGTGATAAACCTATCAAGGAGGGAGGAAATTCTTTAACCATAGATTTTTTTGAATTAGGTGCAGGCAAGACAGATAAATATCTTTTGTTTTTACTTTCTAAGCACAAATCTACAGGGGTCATTCCTGATAGTTGGAATTTGTCTGAAATTGCTGAGATCGAACCTTTAGTTGTCTATCATAACGATACATTTATTAACCCTGTACCACTGAATATATTTTGGTCTTTGCTATATACGGCATCTCTTGTCGGGATCACATCGAATGGTCCGACAGCCACTTTTGATCCTGTCAGCAACTATCAGACAACGCCAATGACTATACGGAATGCGGTGTGGCTAAAGATGCACATTACCAATATAGCTGAACACACTATCACATACACAACTCTGTTTGATATTGAAGTGATATCAGTATTTGGCACGATCGAACAAGGGCAGCCATTAGCTGTTACAGACTCATTAGGTAATCGTGTGAATCAAATTCGATTGTTAGCAGGAGAAAGCATGGATATTGTTCTCGAAATAGATCTGTTTATCTATCAGAACGGTGCACCGCAAGTTGATCTTCCCAGCCAAACAATCACCAGTCATATAAACGTAAAATTTGGTGAGGAGATGCTAATCCAAACTGGAGACTTCAAAATCCGTGGAATGTAAAACCAATGTTTAACTAATAATTTCAAATCTATGTCAACTGTAAACATCAGCGAAAACACTACTCTTTCGCAAACCATCGAGAAACAGATCAAAGCAACTATCGACAGCGTTGAAGTGTCTGCAAAAGTTACCATGACAAACGGTAAGGTAACGGCCTATATGGATGGGCAAATCAAAGAAAGTGACAACGTGATGGCCACCTTCTACCAATATGCCGGATCGAAAATGCAGTTCTCGGTAGATATTGATTACCTCTCTACCACGCAAAATGTGTTGACTCCTTTCATGGAGAAAATGGATGCCATTGCATTGACCATGAGTACTGAGTCTGACGAACTGAAAGCCTAACCCCCAAAACTGAATAAATATGAAAAAAATCGAATTAATCCCTATGGTTCAGCTTTTGGGAAAGCTGAAATCTACAAGTGTAACTGCTGAGGAACGCAAAGGTTTGCTCGAAACTATCAAAGCGGCACAGTATGCTTTGGGAGTTCGGGATGATAAGTTGAAATCGAACGCTAAAAAATTCGGAGTAACATTCGATCCCAACACCGGTAGAATCGCAGCCGATAGCCCAAAGGAAGCTGTTGCATCGTTGCAAGAGGCCATGGCCAAAATCGATCAGGAAGAGTTTGATTGCAAACGGTTCCTTTCCGAACAGGGTGCAGACTCCCTTTGGCAAGAAAATCAGCTTACAACAGCTGAACGCATGATGCTTGACGAATTGGTCAAGGCTCATGAGGAAAGTCAAACAGAATCGAATTCATAAACAACCCTAAACATTAACCTTATGACAAAAGAGAATCTTTGGCAGATCATCGTAGGTATTATGGTGGCTGCACTCGGTACTGTAACATTTAATATGGGCGTTTTTGCACTGATCCCGCTGCTGGTCGTAGCGATCGCTTGGGCCGGTATCAAACAGACTTCCGGCAAGGAGTACAAAAACGCCAAAGGCGATTATGAAAAACCGAAGTTCTGGAAAGACTTTGTACCGGTTATCGCTGGAGGTGTAGTTATGTGGCTTATTTCAATTCAGTAATCTTGGGGCCGATCATCGGCCCCTTCACTCTTGAAAATAATGAATGACATTTTAGTTGCTGTAGGGACGGTTCTTACAGCTTTAGGGGGCTGGGAGGCCATCAAATATCTGATCAATCGCAAAACAAACAAAAGGGTAGAGGAAGCCAACGCATTTGTGGTGGAACGAAATGCCCTTATTGAGGATTATAAACGTGTGCAGTCCGAGGTGGATCAGTTGAAGCAGAAAGTAGACGAACTCTATAAGCGGGTACACGATTTAGAAACTGAGCGATTGGATTTGATCAACGAAAACAACGAACTCAGATTACAGCTCAAAGAGGCCGAAAAGCACATTTGCCTGCAACCTGATGATGCATGTCTTCAGAGGCTCAATGATAGAGCCAAATGTAGACTTGTAGGATTGTTACGAGGTGAATACACTAAAGACCATCCGGAGGCCATTGTAACACCAGAAGATATGAAAAGGCCTAAAAAAGAGAATAAATATTGATCAAATTGACGACGATGGCAACAACAGCGAGAGGTATCAGGAACAATAATCCTGGAAATATTCGTAAAAATGAAACACAATGGTTAGGCGAAGTCCCTGGAAATGATAAAAGCTTCAAAACGTTTGAATCTATGGCTTGGGGAATTCGGGCTATTTATCATCTGTTGAATAATTACAGTAGATTGTATGGCTGTAATACGATAGAGAAGATAATTAATAGGTGGGCTCCTCCGGAAGATAATAATGATACAGAAAGCTACATTCGAACAGTATCCGAATTGTCCGGAGTTCCTCGAACAAGTCGATTAACGACAACGAATCGATCTGTGATGGAACCAATTGTAAAAGCAATGATAAAGGTTGAAACTGGTACTGTCGTATCTGAGTCGGATTATAAACAGGCTTGGGAATTGTTCATCCGTCATCAAGCAAAATGATGAGCTATGAAAAATGCTCTGATCGCTTCGGCTATTATTTTGGGATCATTCATATTAGGCAGAGTCACAAAACCGGCCCAAACGGTTCATATACTACAGCGGGATACCCTGCCTCCGATTATCCGCATCGATACGGTACGCGACACATTGTTGGTTCCGAAATATGTCCAGGTGAAGCATTTCGACACCATCCGGGATACGGTGGATGGAAACCCGATCTATATACCTGTACCGATCAGCAGCTATCTGTTTACCGATGATTCTACGTATCGGATCGAAATGGAAGGCTACAACGTCAAGGCTAACAGTATTGAAATATACCCCCGAACGATTACACAGCCCGTCATTGAACGTGTTAGTGTCCCGACAAAACAAAAACGTTGGGGAATCGGAGTAAGTGCCGGGGCGGCCTTAACTCCGCAAGGCATACGCCCATATTTAGGTGTTGGGGTGCATTATCAATTGATTGTATTTTGATGACTGTAAAAAAAAGGCCACCCCGAAAAGGGTGGCCGATCCATCGTAATAATGAAATCTGTCAAACAACACTACAAAGCGATGGACGATAGAGCCTGACAAATACTATGTATTCCACGTACTATTTTATCCTGTTGTGCTGGGCGTGGATTACTACGTCCTGTTGCATAGTGACCCAATTGCCGTTCATTGATTCCGGTAAATTTAGCCAAAGCCGCACGCGTGATTATTCCTTCGGTGGAATGCAATAGAGCTCTGGTATTGAGGGTAAAACAAAGTTGATAATTACCTTGCAGTGCTTCGGGGATTTCGTCGCCGTCTTCCCGCATTGCTTGAAGGTGTATCCGTAATGCTTCTTCGAAAGCCTGCTTAACTCCTTCAAGTGTTTTATGCGTAGCAACACAACCAGGGACCAGATCGCAACATGCACCGTAATTGTCGGCCCATGTAATCAACACACTTACTTTTCCCATAATGATAATTTGTTGAAAGGCTGGTTGGCTTATCGCCAACCCGCCTGTTTGAAAATACTATTTAATAATTCTTGATCCAACGTATCGCTTTTTTTGCCGTTTATCGTTACCCTGCCTTTTTTTGTTGGGTGTTTGAACTGTCGGTGACTTCCTTTCTGCGATACTCTCGTCCATCCGTCTGCTCTTAGCATCTCCAGAATTTCAGCTACTTTGTAACGTTTCATCTTGTTGCTTTGTTTCGTTGTTTGACATTACAAAAATAGTAAAAATACTATTAATATCAAATAGATAATACTTTTTTTACTATTATTTTTTACAGATTCTTACTCCTCGAACAAGGAAATTTGTCTCTACAATGGTTCATGAAGAATATCCATCATTACAGGAGGATAAAATTTACTTATTTTCTCACTTCTATTCCCAAAATGCCTCTTAACGTAGTGTAGCGTTGATTTGAAATCTTTATGACCAAGATGATTCATGACTTCTATAATAGTGGCACCTGATTCAAGTAATTTACCGGCTGCAGTGTGTTTGAGTGAATAAAATTTATATCCTTTGGGAAGTCCAAGTTGATCTCGAAACATCCGGAATCTACGACTAAAATAATTTTTACCGACAGGTAAGGCTCCAGGAATATTGCGACTTGAAAAAATGTAATATTCAGGCGAATATGCTGCTAAATGGTAATTGTAACAAATGCGAGCTAAAGCGTCAGGTATCGTTATGGTTCTGGCTCCAGTTTTTCCATTGGCTTCTCTAATGTGAACAATCTTATTTGATAAATCGATGTCTTCAATTTTTAGTAAGCGTAATTCATTCCCTGGGCGACAACAAAGAAAAAATTGTAGCATACATGCCAAAAAGAATTGAGGATCTTTATTTTCAATGTATTTTAATAACGTAGCTAAATGGTTGTCGTTGATAGGGCGTGCAGCCATATCTTTCATTTTGGGAGGCTTGGGAATATTTATTACAGGAGAAGTGTGGATTAAATTACGTTGGACAAAATATTTAAACAGTTGCCTCAGGTTCACTTCGTATTTGTCAATGGTTGATGTATCCAGTTTTCTATCATCTATCAGATAAAAGAAAAAATCATGTATTACATCTGGCGTTATTTCCTCTAATTTAAGATTACGATATTTGTGTGAGTGTTCTATCCAAATACAAAACAATCTTAATTTAGACACATAAGATTCCAGCGATTTTTTCGATATCTCTAATCGTTTAATGCGAATAAAATCAGATACGAATTTTCGTATTTGTCGAGAGTCCTGTCTGATTTTGCCTATCCTATTATTAATGACTGAATAGTCACATAAATCTTCATACGTTTGGGTATCACACCACGGACGCCATCCGCTGTTGAGTTTCTGAGTATATTCTTTGATTATTGGAGCTGCAACTATGGAAGCCTGTTCGATAGAAACAATACGATCCAAACCGCTATAGATTTTATAGCGGATCATCTTCCTCTTTTCGGAATTGTAGCAGCTGTAAGAGATATAAAACTGCCCTTTTGATTGCCGCAACCTTGGCGGTATTACATCGTTTTTTCGTGTCCTCAT